TCTGTTGCGACTTGATGACGCCCTTCGGCGAATCGGTGTAAAAACCGAGTTCCTTGTCCTCCTCACTTGGAGCGACGAAATTTCCGTTTTTCATAGTTAGTATCGCCTCGAAGTGGATTTGCGGCTGTGCCGAGGCTCGTGGCGTGTCTGTGCGCGGCGCGACGTGCCGCCTGCGAGCCGCGTCACCCCGCTTGGGACGTAGACATCATCTCCGTGGTTGCGACGGCCTGACCGGCGCGTGCGAAGCTCTCGTGAGCCTTGCTTCTCGCCCTCCGATTGAGAGGGCTTGTCAATGTCGTCGTACTCCTCGCCAGAGACGTTCGAGCGTTGGTGGGCCGACGTAGAGCGGTTAGCGTCGAAGTTCGGCGGGTAGGCCGCCAGAACCGTCGCCATCGCAAGGTCGTCTTTGCCCTCCTCGGCTTGGTCTTTCCCGCTGAAACGCGGGGTCTGGTCTTGGTACGACTGTTGTTTGACAATCGCGCAGAGTTGGTCGAATAGCTCCTCGTCGGGAACGAGGTGAATGAGGTCCTTGTGGAACGCGTAGTTGAGGTCGCCCCACATCCGCTGAAGTTCCTTCTTGTCGCTGAAGTTGAAGCCCTGCGCTCGATTGCCGAGCCGGTACTGAATCGACTTCTGGAACCCCTTGCCGGGGCCTGTCATGTCGATGAAGACTTTATCGACGCCCATGTTCTCGGCCAGCCGATATACGTAATCGGCCACCGATTCGGGGTTCGCGGTGTCTTCGGGGTACACGTCCAGCGAGCGGAGGTCACTGCGGTCCAGCATCGTGTGGAAGCGGAGGAACCGCCTCTCGCCCACGTGTTCAAAGACCGCGATAGCGGTGTCGTCAGCGCCGTCTGTGCCAATGTCAACGCCCATGCACATCATGCCGCCCTCGCGGGCGTGTGTGGCCGGATGCCAGTAGTGTGGGTCGTTGGTCAGCTTGCCACCGAAGCTCGTACCGATTTCGTAGGCTTCGGGGTTCGCCGCGCCCCGCCTCATCGAGTCTCCTACCTTCTGCTTCGACAGGAAACGATATTCGTCAGAGACGGGTTGGCAAAGGTACTCTTGTGCAAACCCTTGCGGGTCCTGCGCACGCTCGACCTCAACGGCTTCGATGTTCATATCGGGCCGTACAGGCACTGCATCCTGCTCGAACAGCGACTTCGTGGGGTCGATGTCCTCCGGGTTCTTGAACGACGACTGTTTGATGGCGATAACGCCGTCTTTGCCCCGCTCAGACCCGCTTCGGTGGGTCTGAAGGAACACGTCGTTCGAGACCTTCGGAGTCGAGACCTGAAGCATCTGAGCGTCGCCGAGGTTGATGAAGGGCATGAAAGCCCGCATCGTCGCCTTCTGGTCGTCCAAGAAGGCTTGTTCGTCCACGAAAACGACTTTCGCGGAGTCGAAACCCCGTGCGCCGTCAGGTTCGCCCGTGAACGCACGAATCCGTGCGCCGTTTGGGAGTTCCAGTTCTCCCTTGTTGTTCGTCGGGAGGTCGGAATCGAGGTCGGTGAAACCGAGCTTCGACTCCTCAAGAAGCGACTTGATGTCCGAGATACGCGCTTCTGACTGGGCTTTGGTACGTGAAACGATGGCGTAGTTCGTGCCGGGGTGTGCGAGGGCGTCTATCGCCAAACACACGCAGAAAATGAACGAAACGCCAATACGGCGACCCTTATAGACGTTGATGAGGCGTGAATCGCCGAAAAAGTACGCGTGCATCAACTTCGGCTGGTATGGGTAGAACAGCCGGAGGTCTTCGACCTCGTGGGTCGTGTTGGAACGCACGCGGAAGATGTCTTCAGCGATTCGCTCTGGGTGGCCGTTCCACCGATTGAGAATCGCTTCGGCATCCTCGGCTTCAGCGCCGTGTTCCGCGAAGCGTTCAGCCAGTTCTTCGAGTTCTTCCATGTAAGTGTATTGAAAAGTTGCGACTGGATGGCTCTGTCATCCGTAGGCATTTCGGGTGGCCGCTCGTCAGTCGCTATCCGATGAGTCAGCCGCACCGCCGCCGTTCGCAAGAATTAGCATCCCGTGCATCAAGCCGAGTTGATAGGCCGCGCCGACCGACTCGTCAGTCATCGAAGTTCAGTTCCTCGAACTCCTGCGTGTCGTCGTCTTCGTCCTTCTGTAGCTTGCCCTCGTCTGTGACCACGAACTTGCGCTCGCCGGTCTCGTCTGGTTTGATGTCTGTCATTTGGAAAGGAGGAGAGTCATATTGTCGTATGACCCCTTGTGGTTCTGCCGCGGAACCGCAACCCGGTCGGAGAGAACTTTGAACGTGGGGATGAACTCGTAGTGGATGCCGCCCACATATCCGATGAGTGGCCCGCCAATCGCCTGCACGAGGTCTTCGTACAGGTCGGCGTCCATCAGCGCGAGGTCGCCCTCGTAGCGGTCAACCGTGATTTCGTGGGCCATCCAGTAGTCACGGGACCAGTTTTCAAGTTTCGGTGTCATCGTCGGGTTCCTCTGCGTCGGCGTCGGCGACCTCATCGGGTTCGGCATCGCCCGATTCATCGAACTGCAATGGGTCGTACTCGTGGTCCCCAGAAACGGCCTTCTGCGCAAGCTCGCCGATGGCTTCGTGAGCCGAAGCCTGCGATTCTATCGCGTCCATCTCGCCGCGAGCTTTGGGCGTGAGGCCCATCTCTTTCATCTGGTCGCGCAGGTCCTTGCGGAGAAGCCGCAGGTCCTCGCTGAGGGTGTTCGGAACGGGGTACTCCCCGATAACCATGCCCTGATTGTCATACTCCTGACGATACTCGATTTGGGACTGGCCGTCGTTCTCCTCGGCCACCTCCTCGAAGTATTCTTCGGAGCGAAGCGAGCGTACACGGTCGTAAGCGAACTGTTCCAGCAGGTCGTACCGCGCGGGGTCGTCCTCGCGGTCGGGCCAGCCGTAGATGTCGGCCCATCCCATGATGTAGTCGAACATCAGGGCGTCTTCTTCGCTGAAGTCAGCGGCCAGCCGGAAGTTTTCTGCGTACATACCGTGTTTTAGTGGTGCCATGCCCGGTTCAAGCAGGTATTCGGGATTGCCGTCCGGGCTGGTGGTCGTGTCTCTGAAATGAAATCTACAGAACGGGCAGTAAGACCGCTCGTCGCGGTTATCGTACTCGTCGTCGTATTTTTCGGCCCATTCCTCGTCGGTGAGCTTTGAGGCGCGCTGTTTGCAGTAGCGTTGCGGCCCGGCGTACTCATCGGGTTGTTTCCCGATGACTCGCAGGCAAAACGCTGTTCTGAAGGGGATGTCGTGGTTGACATACAGGTTCGCGCCTTCGTGTTCGGCACGAAGTTCCTGTACCTCCTCGCGGGTCGCCCCCGTAATTTCACCTGCGGCCATTAATTCGTGGTTGTAACCCGATGAGGCCCGCCGTTACAGCACGCTATTAGCGCCACTACTGCGCGTAGTGAATACACGTGCTGTAACCACGAGGGTAGAAGCCGGGTTGAGACTCTTAGTGTTTCACCTACGGGGGAGAACCCCGCGGGGAACTACTCCTGTACTACTATGAAAGGTAGCGGGTATATATAGGGAGGGGGGTACACGTAGTTCAGCACGTGCTTCACCCACTGTTTCGCGCTGAAACGGGCGCGAAATCCGGCAAAATCTGCCGAATCGGCCCAAAATTCACCCCACGTAGCCGGGTTCGGGTTCTGGGGCGCGATTTCGGGTCGATATTCCGATTTCGGACGCGATGAGGCTCCGCACACGCAAATACACGCGATGAGTTCAGAATTAGCCCCAAAATCGCGCCAAAATCGAGTTCAGAAAAAATTTGGAACTCATATGCTATGCTCTCAGGCGCTAATACACGATTGCGGCCCGCTTGTAGCCGCGATTTGTCCCCCGAAGGCTCTATCACTGGGCATCTACCCCCAGTTTCCCCCTTCTGGGGACGAGTCGGGCCAAAATCCGAAAAATGCACTGAAAATCTGTGCTAGCTTGCGGTGCAACTTACTAAAATACTCGCGCACCTCCACCCAACCGTGTGCCAACCGCTCGGCCTTCACGCTCGACCTTCACGCTCGACCTTCACGCTCGACCTTCACGCTCGGCCTTCACGCTCGGCCTTCACGCCCGCTTTCACGCGCGTGCAGTGCCCGGCCTTCACGCGCATAATGCGCTCGGACGTAACATCGACTGCGTCGCCCCGCGCTCATTGCGTGACGGCGCGGGCTTCACGCGCGGTAGGCGCGCCTTGGCT